TTTTCTTCATCGTTACGGGTATCCCCGCCGTATAGAGTTGAGATAAACTTCTTCCCATTGAAAACGGTTTCAAAGCCATCTATCAAATCACCTTTTGACTTTTCTTTTTTGTCGATTACTAGTTTTGCCATGTTTTACCTATGGGCTGTAAAGTGTTGGTCTATCCGCATTTAGCCAAGAAGGGTGATGCCCTTGGCCTGATTTATCCGTAGCATCCGAAGGCGTAGGGCTTTGATTCATATAGTGAACATTCGCAAGCCCAGCCGCAGTTCGCGGCGTGTTAATGGTGTGATTATTCGATTCTGTGATAATGTCCGCACCGCTTAAAGCTGTATTATAGTGCTGCAAACCTCTAAGTATTCCAGAGTGAGATTCTTGGTTATTTCCATCTAATTCCGACCACGGCGAATTACCATAGCAAAGCATTGGATCGGATAAAGTCACTAACTCACTTGCGATAGTTGTTCGCGTTATTTTCTTTGTGGTGTCGGGAAGATCCCAAAAGAAGTCTATAACTCGATCAGATGAAACCATTCGAACGCGAGTAGCTTGTACATACCAAATCCCTTTTGTGACATCTGAGGCAACGCCGTTATTGTAAGGGCTATCATACCAGTCTAACCCTTCCGCGCCGATCTCAAACTTATGAGTCGTGCCGCCTGATCCGCTTGGCGGGTATGGATGTGTTCCATAATACCCGCCATTTGCTGGAAATGTGGTATCATTTTCAGTAACCCACATTGTCGCATAAAATCCGGTTTGTTGGGTATAGTTTACCCGTCTTATATAGGTTACATTCGTTTGATTTGGTTGGGCCGAGCCAGTGAATTTTAAAAGAGCATTGCTCCCAGAAGCGTTATTGCTTGCCCATGTCAAGCCTTGGACTGCTACCTCTGTTTCAGACGTTACCCTTTGACGATGTACGCCACGAACACGCTTTGCGTCCGCAGCATCGAAAAGTAAAAGGCTAAGGAGTACACTTAAAAATAGCCTCATTAGATAACCCCTTCACTAACTGCTACCGCTCCCGTAATTTTTCCAGTATCATCACGTTCTATCGTGACCTTTTTTGGAGCGCTAACAATTTTCTTTATGTCTGTAATTTGTTCACCTTGGGACAATACTTTTTCCTCTAGCTTCTCTTGTGCTTTCTTGATTGCTTCTACTGCTTTTGTGCTTTCGGCATTCATCTTTATAGCTACCTTTTCAGACTCCTTAGTCCTCACCTCAGATGCCTTTGTCTCTCTCGCTTCATCGCTTCTATCGTGCCCCATTTTTGCCTGTATCAAAGAAGCCTCGGCCATTAACTGGGCTTTTTCTAGTTCACCCTGAATCTTCATCATTTGTAAATTGGTTTCATGCTCGTGTTTTTTAGATTCATCCAGTATCGGCTCTTGCCTCATCCTGTTTGAAATTTCAGCTTGAGTTTGGATTCGTTTTAATTCTAATTCGTCTTGCTTAATCTCTAACTCTTGCGCCTTTAATTGGTTTGCCTCGGTTACCTCTTGCGCTTTTAATCTCAACTCAGCCGATTTTAAAATCATCTCTTGGTCACGGGCTTGCGCCTCAGCTTGTTTGTCGATTATTAAATCCGCGCCGCCTTCCGCTGTAACTGGTGGAGATTGTAACATCTGTTGAGCTAATTCTGGGGGAATAGCCTTAGCATTCTCTAGGAATAGAATCATGTTCTGATCGTGTAAGTCCTCAGCTTTGATACTTGCTGAAAGCCTTACAGGTTCAGGTACTGGGCCTGCTTGTGCCGCAGCTTCTTGTGCTTTCTTCTTGTTCTCTGCAATCTGCTTGACTCTGTTTTTAAAGTCTTGTGGAGCATCCGAAAGCATAAGGAAATAGGAATAAACCTCTGCTGCTAATTCTGGATCTTGTTGTAAAGAGCCATTTTGCATCATGGTGGAAAGTTGCTTTTGAACCTTATCGCGAACCGTTGGGGACTTGAAAGAGTCCTCAAAGGTTATGTCATAAGCGTCTGCATCGTCTAAACTGTTTTTTGTCTGTACGTTACCATATTCATCTTGAACAATTTGATTTATGGTAATCCAATCAGGATCTTTATCATCCTTCTTTTCAAGTACTCTAATTACCTCTTCAGCCTTCCAGTATTCCTTCCAGTAGGCTTTCCAAAGTTTGGCGCGCTTAATCAGGAACGATGAATAATTGTTATTAAATGGCTGAGTCTGTACTGCCGCTTGCTGAATACGTTGTTCATTTAATACACCACTTGCGCCTCCCTCGCTCATCCCCTTCATGCTTGGTGGAGTGCTGGAAACCTCTACCGTATAATTAGAAGCGTAATCAATTAAATAAGAATTATCAGGAGCGGATCGGCCTTGCTCAATTAAATCAATCCCAGTTCCAGGCGGGGCGTTTGGCTTTTTTCTAAACGACCGAGAACCATCATTATGATTCTCCTCAATATCTTCAATAGTTACTTCATCGTAATGATCCTGGCTAATCGTATGGCTCTGACCCGCTGCGTTCTTTGCCGCAAATAGTGAGTTAGTCAAAAGCGCATTAGTCATGCGAATGCCTGGGATCTGGCTTATGATGTGGCCGCTCGGTTGACCATCGATTTCTTCATCAATTAGCTCGATAAGCGGAAACATTATTTTTTGAGTTACGGGATCGCGTGGTTGACAGTGGTATTCGTCATTAAAAAGGAACTCATTGCCTACTGCTGGGCAAACAATGGCTAAATAGAGAAATTCTTGCCGCTCCATGTACATCGTATGGTCTGGATAGTTAGCTCTGTAATCCTCTCGGACATCTTTATTCACGTCCGCACCAATTGGCATATTCTCCCCTTGCGGGGTCAATGCTTGCCAAATCTTTTTACGTACCTTGTAAAACCGTTCGATTACCTTATACTTTCCGTTTCGGTAGTTTGAGTATTCATGGGTTCTATCTGCATAAACTTTTGTTTTCTCGTAAGTTGAGCTATTGAGGTCCGGTAACGCTACGCCTATTTCATCTTCTTTGTCCGGTATTGCGTCTATTAACTGCTCTTTTGACATCCACGAAACGCGATCAATGAATTCACAATCGGAATTTTCTATTAAGTCGCGCCTATTTGGATCTGGATAAATGGCAAAATTGTTTTCATTCGTAACATGAATTCTTGGCTTCTTGCCGGGAGTCACTTCTACAAAAGATTCTTGCCATGCGCTTCCACCTGCCCAAGCTGCCCGGCATAAATTCGGATCTTTGTATCTGGTTCCCGTAATATCTGCGGTCCAATGATACATAGCCGAATAGACATCGCTTTTATTTTGGTCTGTTGGTTCGCGTGGTGTTGGTTTAATGTCATAACGCATTTGGATCATAGACCCAACAAAAGTACGCTCAGAAGTCTTTAAAGGGTTAAATTCTGCTAATGGCTTCTTCTTCTGCCTAGCTATCTCTCGCTCTTCATCTGAGTAAGAATTTCCAGCTAAAAATTCATGACATAATTCACGAACCTCCATGTTTTTAGAATGGAATGCGACTGTAGCGTCATGCGACTCTATTAATTCCGAAGCGTCTTGCGACTTATGCAGATCCCTAATTGACGAAAATTTTTCAATCTCTTCGGTTTTTTTATCCACTCATTAAGATTAACGCCATAGAGACAGAATAACAATATTTAGAGTCACCATTAGCTCTAACGGTTAAACAGTTCAGGCCAAAGGGTTTCTAATAAATCTCGGCTTCTTGAATCTGGCAAATGCCTAGGCGGTTCGTGTTCCCAAGCTCTCCAAGTTGATAACGATACATTAAACATCCGCGCCGCCTTTTCTTGACTAAGTGGGCGGCCAAAGTCATCAATCTTTCCTTTTCTGATTCGTTTTAACTTTATACAAAAAGCCTCACAGTCCATTTACAGACTCCTTTGCTTTCTTTAGGAGTTCTAGCCGACCTCTGCAAACTGCTTGGAGGTATTCCTTTTGGCTTCCGTGCGGGTCTTTTATGTTATCCATAGACAAATATTTCAAATACATCTCTTCAGCTTCGAATACTTGACCTCGTTTTAGAGCTACCTCAGCCCTCAAAAAAAGAGCGTCCGGTTTATCATTATCGTCTAAATACTGGTCTACGCTTGGATCTGCTCCCTTAGTGTGGATGATTAAAGATGCCATGCACGTTCGTACTTGGTCTTTAAACACCTTATCCAGTGGAGCAGCCCAACAATCTGAAAGTACTACCGCATAACTCTTTTCTGCAGCGCCATATTCACCCAAGGCTTGCAAGTTTTTCCCCATGTGATAAAATTTCTTAGGGCTATCGTCTTCCATTTTGATTAGACGTAAATTTCGAGCGTGTTTTTTTAGCATCAACTCAGGATCTTTATATCCAGTATGGTCAATCACGATATCACAATCAACTTTCATAATCCCTAATCGTTCGGCTGCAGGGATATAACTTTCATGTACTCGTCCCTCCCATTCTAAACTAGGGACTCGTGGAAATAGCCTTGGCTGTCCCTCGGCGTAACTGTAACCATCTGGGCCATCATCTCTAAGAACCATCCCGAAATGACAGGTTTTAGCCTGTGTCATTGGTCCGGGATAGTCCATGGCGGCTCTAATCTTGGCGGCTGACTCTGGTGTTACTCGGTCATCACAATCAAGCCATAGAACCCAATCACTATGACAATGAGAAAGAGATACATTTCTAGCCTCTGCAAAAGAATCCACCCATCTAGTACGGCATGGTTCAAATTTAGACCTATCTCCCCATTTCTCACCGCTCATGAATTGATATGTTCTTAGCCATCCCTCAAAGTTATCGCTTCCAGTATTGCAAATTACTATTTCGTCTGCAAATCCAAGCGTAGGGATAAGTTCTAAAAGGTTGTTTTCTTCCCCGTCAACGGCTATGATGCACACACTCAAAGTTTGCCGCTTTGGTACATAAGTGGGCAATATTTCGCACCCCCAAAGCTCGGTACTGCTTGGGATATTATCTCCATATTTATCTTTTAGCTTGGATAGCAAGCGCTTTTCACTCTGCCTATTCAGGTCCACACTAATTGACCCTGCAGCGTTAAAACTTGCGTGTCCCTCGTGATATACAAAAACATCTGAGGCAATTATTAAAGAATAACCGAGATCTCTTATCCTCATGGATAAGTCTAAATCATCGCATCCTAAAAAGAATTGAGGGTCCATTCCTCCAACTTTATCCCAAACAGTTCTAGGAATCATCAAAAAGAAACCGATTAATAATTTTGTCTCTACTCCGCGTCTGTTATTCCCCTTAATTGCGTACCTAGCGTTTTTTTCATTATCGCTAGTCAAAGCCATGTGATTATTAGCGTTTTGAAAACCTGCAACAAAATTTGAAATAGGACCAACGCCTCCAATATCAGGAGCTATATGACCGCTCATTCTCTCTGCCCATTCTGGAAACACCTCAGTGTCGGGATTAACAAATACCAAAATTTCACCGCTCGATAATTGTGCGCCTCTATTACAGGCTGCCGCAAATCCTAAATTCTCAGGGTGCCATTCGGTAGTAACATTTATATAGGTTTGGCATAACCTTGTAAAAAGCCGATTGTATTTAGTTCCTAATAATTGATCGGGGCTATTATCAATTATAATGACTTGTGCATCAGATTTCCCGCCGCTTCGTTCTCTAACGGGTGGTGGGTTACGCTCTAGGCTGTCTAAACATTTGGCTAGTTGATCCTCGGCTTTGTAAGCTACCACAACGATTGAATATTTCATTTCTTTTCCTTTATTGGGTAACCTTGGAGTATTTCTGCAATACTGTCTATGTGTGAAATAATAAATTCCATAGCTACGTGCTGGTATTCCATTATAGGGCTAATAAATGCCCGTATCCTATATTCAAATCCAGCCTTAAGTGCTTCATTTTCTGTACGGTAAATATTTCCATCTTCCGATTCAAACGCATGTATAGTTTTCATTTTTTTATAGCTCTCCTGCGCTGCATAATATGTGTCATATGTTTGTCCATTAGACCCCATAAATTTTTTAATAGGGTTCTTACAAAAGCAGTCCGGCATACCGATTTCAGTCCCGCAGTATTGGCAATAACTCATACGATTTCCACCATTCCGATTCCAAATTTTGAAAACGTTTCATATACAATTTTGTTTTTATTTTTTACCACGTTCCAAACTTCTAAAGCCCCACGCTGCCCAATCGGTAGATTGGAACTGTTTATATCATGGAACCACACAAGTACACCAGGCCGTAAACATGGTTCTATCAATTTCCAATCCATCCGAACGCCTGCAGGGCTGTGGTCACCATCGATGCCAATTAGTTCATAATGTTGACGCTGATTAGACAAGAATTCATTAGCCGCGTCATCGTGACTATCCCCTATATGCTCAAAGATTTTTATTCCTGATTTTTCCAATTCGATTTTATTACTGCTAACCCACACTTTAAATTTTGGATGTTCGCCGTTATCTATAACCGTTAAATATTTAATTCCTAAAGATTCAACAATAAACCTTTCCGTACCGCCTGCAGCACACCCTATCTGGAGATAGTTGTTTATTTTATATCCCTGCAAGGCTTCTATTAAACCAGCTAATTCTTCGGGGTCTTGCTGAATATGGTAACCACCTTCAAAGCTCCCTCCAAACATTTCCAAAGAATCACTACCGGCGTTTTTTACTTTTTCTATTAAGCCCATTTTATCATACCTGCATATTCTGATTGGTGTAATCGGTTATCTAAAGTCCTATTTTTGAAGTACAAGTTTTTTACATCCTCATTCAAGAAGTTGAATATGATTATCGTTCCAGACTTAACCAATGAGTTACCGTAATCCGTAGGTTTACCCTTGCCAAATAAATGCGGTTCTTTAAACCCTATGATATATCTCCAAACCTCTTCTACTGATAGCGGGAAATTTCTTAAATCAAGGCTTATTAAATCGAATGGGATTAAATCTTTATCCCTAAGTAATTTTCTAAAATCTTCAGCCTTTATATCGTGATTGATTATTTTCACCTCGTCAATATTTGCAGCGTTTACAATATAATCCATTGCACCTTTATGCAAATCTATTGATAGATATCGCTTCGGGCTTCTTGTTCTAATTGTCGTTACCATTGATGCCAAGGCTTTAGGCTCGTAGGAAATCATAGCTCCACCTATACGCGCTTGCCCAAATGTTTTTGTTAAGTCGTAACTCTCTATTCCTAAATCTGCTATCTCCTGATTCATTCCGCTCATGTTTGCCCCTCTGTGTATATGTTTTGCGGATGATATTTATTTAGGTTTATTTTGTATTCCAATTGCTCTTTTTCGGTCATCTCGCGGATAAAGAATTGGCTTCCTTCTGTGAGGTCGTATTTCTGAACTAAAACAGCCTTTCCTGGTTCAAATCCATATTGAGCAAACCACGCAAGCAATAAAGCGTTTTTATGTGTTTGAATCCATGCCCCAAGCTCTTCCACTACTGAACTCATATCGAATGGTGGCTTAATATCATCATTAAACTTTTCTGCTAGTTTGAAAAGATCACTCATAAGCTCACCAATTTCGATTTAATAGGTTTCGGCTCTTCCCATATCATCCGTTCTGCCCTTTCAATTGATCCTCTAAACAGAATCATACAGTTTGTTGCGTTAACTGGCTCATGGTCTGGCTTGGTAACCTTCAAAGCTCTAACGTGTAACTTCCAGCCCTTTTTTCTCAACTCTCTCAAAGCCTTATGGTGATTTTCTGGCGCATCTTTTTGGTACTGCGCCCAATCATCTTTTGCCAACTCTTCCATGTTCTCATTTATCCATTTTGCAATAATTTTATATCGTCTATCTGATTCAATTAACCATTCCTCTTTTTTTCTTTCTTCTTCCTCTTCTTGTCGCTTGCGCTCCTTGTCCTGCCGCTTCGCCTCAGTGTTGGTTAGATATGGCCGTAACTCTGGCCGCTTTGATAGTGCAACCATCTCTGCCGCAAATCGGGATATTTCCTCTTTACTCTCTACACCCATGCTGACCCCTTATATTTTTTTGGTTTATTTTTACTCGAAAATCCATAATCCACATCTTCTGGTAAAAACTTGTTTACGACACTACCAGGAGGCTTGTCTCTAACCCAATTCCAAATCGCTAATGCCTTGGCTCTATCAGGTGATCGGCCTAAACTAGGAACCTTCGTTCCATTAGAAAGCGTTCTATCAGGTTTGCGTAGATCATCACCTCCACAAATCCAAATATCGCCCTTATCCTCTCGATACCAAAAAGCTAAGACTTCTTCTTTTAGCTTGTCTAGATTTTCGTAATAATTTTCTTGTGTGCAAAGAAGCGAGAGATCAATATTACCATTCTGAAAATCTTCCCTAAGCTTCCACATGATTTGAGATTGAACATTACGAAAATGATATTTAATAATTGCATCATCATATTTTTTGTCAAAGTTCGGATCTTTGTATCTGATTGGGTCTGTTCGTTCTGCAAAGACGTCGCCCATCTCTACTAAACTTGTGTAAACTCCGGCTCCCGTACCCACCGAATCAAAACCGCCATGAATCTGAAACTTCCCATTTCGACCATAAATTTCATCTCTAATAAACTTTGCCATGACTGGGTGGCTCATGTACTCCCACTCTGTAATTCTATAAGGCTGGTTTCCCTTACCCTCGCAGTTTACAGACTTATCATCTCCAAGCTCTGCGTAATCCATACCGAAAGCTTTTGGTCCGTCTTTAAAGTCATTCTTCCCGTTTACTGCTGCGTCCCACCATTCAGAGAGGATTAGCCTATCTGGGTCATCGTATGAGGCCAGAAAACCATCCTTGTACGCTAGCCGAAGTTTCTCAGGCAATAGCGCGAGATTTAACTCATAGTCTGGATTGTTATCCATTAAAACGCGATTTTGTTTCCGATTACTGAATATCCATTGCCTAGACACCCCCATCCCTTTTTCAACGCGAATATCCTTATTATTAATCGTCGTGAAATATCCTATTTCGCCTTCCTGCAGTGTTTTTACATATCTATCCCATACCCAAGCTGTGCCAACGGCGTTAGGGTTTGGGATGCCTGTTAATCGTAAAATCTTTTTTATTTGCGGATTAGGGCATCGTAGTCGAGTCATTAAAAACATGACGACCATTTTTTGGAACTGATTAACCTCATCTATACCGATGTATGTCAACTCCCAGCCGTCATATCTAAAAACGTCTTTATCGTGATCGAGATAGCCTAGCCAGCATTTGGCCCCGCTTGGAAAAGTCCAGCAATGCTTTTGGTCGGAATAGATCGCGCCAAATCGTGGATATATCCTACTAGTTTTCGCAACAATATCCTCTAAATCCTTATAGGTCCGTCTGAGGATTAGTCCGTTATGCTCTGGATATGCTATGTCATATAAAAAAATCAGGGAGAGGGCCATAGTCTTGCCCCCTCCCGCCTCGCCTAGCATAGCGCACTCTGTCGCCCCACTAGCGCAAAACTCCCACTGTGCGCCCTCTTGGGCCTCTATTATCTCTATCTCTTGAGATTTGGAATTCAATCGACCGATTTTCGTGTTGGTAGATTAATTTGCAGGATTCGGCTTGTTACCTCGCCGCTGTGCTTAACTTCTGCTGGTTGGTTTAGCCCGTGCAGTTTTGATATTGCCTCGGCCGCTTTAACTCTTACCGCATAATCCGGCTGTTCCATCACTAAAACAGGCTGGCCAGATTCGTCTTTTCCAAAAATTGGTTTCATTGCGTTTTGAGCAGCCTCATTATATGTTTTTTGCACTAAAAATAAAGCTTCTGTTTTTTGATTGGTAAATTTGCCTAAAATTGATGAAATATTATCGTTTGATATCAGCCTAGAGCCATTTGCCGCCGCTACCTCATTTTTTGCTAGGGGGTTATGAGACCGCCTATAAGCCTCAGCCCCTGACCAGCAATTTACATAAGCCAACAAAAAATCTTGCTGTTTTGGTAGCAACTTTGCGAAGATTTCGGCTATGCTCTGATCCCAAACCTCTGTCAACTCTTCTGGAATTGATTTTTTATCGTTGCATCCGACAACCGATTTAGGTGTTTTAGTTTTTGTCATCTAACCTCGATTGGCGTAAAATCATATAGTTTTATAGTATCTTTTTTATACAATCTTTCATAAACCGCTATAACTGTATTTAGATTCTTAACTCTATCTGAGTTTTCGTTTATCTCTTTTTCTAACTCAAGGGAAATTTTTAGCTTATTTAAGGCGTTTAGGTGCGGTTTTAGAGTAAATTCTGGCATTTATCACCCTTAATGTTACATCTAACTATAAGATTATTTTAGGAAATGTCAACCTATTTTTT